TACGTCAACCTCCTCAGCTCACTGGTATTCATTCTTCCATTGCTAAGCCTTGTTGGCGTGTTTTATACGATTAGGGCTAATGGCTTTTACAGGGGATGGGATGTCATGTACCTTCTGGCATCCATCATTTTAAGTGTGATTTTTTATTGCTCATCAATAGCTATAGCTCATTACAGTCACCTTTATCCTCAGTTGTACTCGATTTTTGAGTCTGTCTTTGGTAGTGGTTTTAGGTTGATATCTACCTCATCGACACAACAGTGGAGTTTTCTGCTGATTATTGTGTCGAGCATTGCATGCCCTGCTTTAATTGTCCTTGGTTTTTATCTGGCCTTTGGTTGCACAGTTGCAAGGGATGGCAACGATATATTCAGATATTGTGTCAGGTCGATAGGTGGAGGGTATCTTGCTTATGTTTTCTTATCGGGTGTTATGTTTTCTGCTTCTCAGGGTAATGTCGATAATTTTGTGAATGTCCTGCTTTACCCCGTATTTACTCTCAGAGACCTTTTTACTTTTTAAATCGTTGTGCTGTAAGTCATACATCCAGCCCTAATTGCCGCTGGCCTTTCCCAGCGGCATCCTTCCCGTATGAATAATTTAAATTCTCTACAATAAATCGCACGCGCGATCCGCAACCTCATCCGCACCGGCATCGTGACCAACGTCGACCACGACTAGGGGCTGTGTCGTGTCCAGACCGGCGGCATGCAAACCACCTGGCTTAACTGGCTCACCTGTCGTGCCGGTCGCTCTCGCGTGTGGTGGGCTCCGGCCATCGGCGAGCAGGTGTTATTGCTGGCCATCGGCGGTGAACTCGATACGGCCTTTGTGCTACCAGGCATTTTCTCAGACGACCATCCTGCGCCATCAGCCTCACCTGATGCGTTACATGTGGCATTTCCCGATGGCGCTGTCATTGAGTACGAACCCGAAAGCGGCGCGCTCACCGTGTCAGGTATCAAAACCGCCAATGTCACCGTGTCGGATTCCATTACAGCCACCGTGCCGGTGGTGCTGGTTAGAGCCTCGACCCGTATCACTCTCAATACACCCGAGGTGGTGTGTACCAACAAACTGACGACCGGCACGCTCGAAGTGCGGAAAGGCGGGACGATGTCCGGGAATATCGAGCACACTGGCGGGTCACTGTCGTCTAATGGCAAAGTGCTGCACCTTCATAAACACCCGGGCGATAGTGGCGGAACAACGGGGGCACCGATATGACATTGCGTTATCTCGGAATGAACAGCCAGACCGGCCTCAGTATCTCTGAGGTTGAACATATCAGGCAGAGCGTGCGCGACATTCTCGTCACACCGGTTGGCTCGTGCGTCATGCGCCGTGAATACGGCTCGCTTCTGTCGGCACTGATTGACCAGCCGCAGACACCGGCACTGCGATTGCAGATTATGGCCGCGTGCTATTCCGCGATCCTGAAGTGGGAGCCGCGCGTCAGTCTGACAACCATCACCTTTGAGCGGTCGGAGACCGACGGCGGGCTGTATGTCGATATCACCGGCACGCGATCGGCTAACGGCCAGCCCTTTTCCCTCACCATTCCACTGAGTTAAACGCTATGGCAATTGTTGACCTTACGCCTGATATCGTGGAAGTGCTGGACTATGAGACCATCCTCGCAGAGCGAAAGACGACCCTCGTCTCGTTATACTCGGAGGAACAACAGGAGGCAGTCGCGCGCACGCTGATCCTCGAATCAGAGCCGATTGTTAAGCTGCTGGAGGAAAACGCCTACCGGGGAGTTATCTGGCGACAGCGCGTCAACGAGGCCGCGCGTGCGGTCATGCTGGCTTACGCTGCCGGAAGCGATCTCGACCAGATTGGGGCGAATTACAATGTCCCGCGACTCGTCATCACCCCGTCAGACGACACGACATTTCCGCCCACGCCAGCGGTGATGGAGTCTGACACTGACTAACTCCCGCTCCACCTCACCCGACTGTGGGTGGTCAGCGGCCATTATGGCTGTGATAAATTCCTGCTAAGTGCCCGCCCTGTGCGGGTTTTTTTATGCGCCGAGGAAAGTCGTGTTAAAAATTTACCGCCATTTCATCGCCACTTAAAATTCAGACAACAAAAAAGCCACTCAATCGAGTGGCTTAACTGGATGATTCTAAAGCTAAAATTTGGTGGCCCCTGCTGGACTTGAACCAGCGACCAAGCGATTATGAGTCATAAAATCAGCATGTTTCTAATTGTTCGCCATTGCCTCTATTTGTATTTTTAATTGTTAAAAATCAACTAGTTACAAAGTAATTTTTGTTTCTGATTGGTTCTCTTATTTCCTCATTGTACTATCCTTACCTGACCCATTACCTGACCCAAAATGGGCATTGGGTCAGGTAACGCTTATCCTCAGAAAGGTAACCTCATGGCCGCTAATCTTACCGAGACTGCTATACGCGGATTGAAGACAAAAAGCTCGTCGTACTACGTGTGGAGCAACAGCGCTCAGCGCGGTACCGGCAGGCTTGGCGTCAAAGTTCAGCCTTCAGGTAGCAAGGTTTTTTATTTCCGTTACTACGTTGAGAAAGGGAAGAAAGAGAAATTCATCCAGTTGGGCATCTGGCCTGAGATGAAACTGGTGACGGCCAATGATCTGGCGAAAAAGTATGGTGCCTGGCTTGTTGAAGGAAAAGATCCCCAGCAAGAGCTTGAACAACAGCGCCTGGCCGAACAGCACATCATGCAGCTACATCGTTCGCAGGGATCGTTTGAAGAACTGGTGCATGGCTATGTTAACAAGATGAAACTCGACAACAAGCGTACCTGGGCCGATGTGCTGAAGCGTCTTGAAAAAGAGTGTTATTCGGTCATTCCTCGCGAAACCAAAGCGAAAGATGTCACGCCGTTACAGATCAAAACAATCTTGTCTGGCATTATCCAGCGTGATGCTGTGGTCCATGCAAACCGGATTCGTTCCTACCTGATGGCGGCATTTAACTACGGTCTGAAAGCCGATAACGATCCGATGAATACCAGTGTGGGTATCACGTTCGGTCTTGAAGTTAACCCGGTCTCGGCTATACCGAAGCAGTCTTCGGCGGAAAAAGTGGGTGATACATGGTTAACGCTGGAAGAGCTTCGTTTTGTCATGGAGCGGTTTGCAGAGTCCACCAACGTAGGACCGTTGATGCAGCATCTTATCCGCTTCTGTGTTTATGCTGGTGGGCAGCGACCGTTTGAAATGATTGCCAGCCAGTGGAGCGCGATTGACTGGCAGCAAAAGACGTTACTGGTCATAGCCGATGTATCGAAAAACAAGCGCGAACACCTGATCCCGCTGACTGAATCGGCGCTACAGGAATTAGCCTCAGTGAAAGAACTGACTAAGGAAAGTAACAGTCCCTATATTTTCCCGCTATCAACTAACGGTGAGCGTCCGGTACGTACTGATAGCCTGGCGCGTTCCATCATGTATTTTCGTGCCTTTAATCCTGAGTTTAAAGTTTTCACCGCACGAGATTTACGCCGCACCTGTAAAACGCTGATGGGGGAGGCGGGGATCAGCAAAGAGATCCGGGACCGTATTCAGAACCATGCTCTGAATGACGTCAGCTCGAAACATTATGACCGTTATGATTACCTGCCTGAAAAGCGTAGGGCGCTTGAGATCTGGGAAGACCGGGTTAACAACTATCAGCGGCAGCAGGAAAACAACGTTGTGAACCTGTTTGGGCGGAGGTAAGGGGTTGTCAAAATATGAGCTTAATTCAGCGGAAGAGCGTTATCAGCCAGGCTCTAACGACTTGGTGCTTGCCAATAAATTGGGGATAGTTGATGAGCAGGAAATGGAGGCGCTGGAGTCTGGCTTGTTGTTGATGCTTTATGAGCAGTTATTTATCGAAGGCCAGCCGCCTGCTGAGCTGGCTTTTGAACATATCAGCGGCTGGCATCGTCAATGGCTGGGGAATGTGTACGACTGGGCAGGGAGGCTACGTAACGCTAACCTGACTAAGGATGGTTTTCAGTTTGCGGCTGCCGACAGGATTCCGCTGCTACTTGATGGCTTCGAGAAGCAGTTTCTTTCTCGGTCTGGTGAACTCAAATCCCTGGCTCGTCTGGAGTTGGTAAGTTATCTGGCCGTATGCCATGTGGAGTTTATTTTGATCCACCCCTTCAGAGAAGGTAACGGGCGTCTGTCGCGGCTACTTTGCGATGTGCTGTCGGTTCTGGCAGGGAAGGGCTTACTTGATTACAGCCTGTGGGATGAGCACAAGGCGTTTTACTTCAAGGCAATACAGGCAGGCGTGTCAGGGAACTACAGCCCCATGATACAACTGGTGAACGATATCTTGCCAGACTAGCGGGCGAGGCCAACGGCTTTCGCCTGTGCCTGATTTTGTTTCAGTTGCTGCTCAATTTTTTGCACAGAAACACCGGTTTCGATCGCGGTTGAGCTGGCAACGGCACGATAGATTTGGGCTTTTGTTACAGGTGTTTTCTTCATGATGCTGTGTTCTCTTAAGTTAATCCGGAAATTTTAGAGGGTAACGGGGCTGCTTGCAAGGCATAGACTGAATGCCACTTTTCAGTTATATAAATCAATATATAAAGCACATATAGCGCAAGCAGCGAAGCGCCACACAGGACGACAAGCCGAATGACATTAAAGCGGCCCGATTTTTACCCTTTGGCAATGGCATCTGAAAAGTGCCATATCATGTCTGAAAATTTACTGAATGATTGGCTTGAT